CCGCTCACGCCTGCCATACGTCGATGCCGTGTCGGGGGCTATCCGAAACGCAGGTAACGTAATGCTGGAGGTTGCAGGAGGCTTGCGTGTGAAGGGCGCTATGGACACCTCGGGTATCATTCTCGGCGGGCGTGTGTACGCATCAGACGCGAGCTACAGGTTCGAGCATAAGTGGGGCGCGCGCTCCGACCGAATGAACATAAGCCGATCGGGAACAGGTACATACGTCGTTAGTCACGACCTCGGACATACACGCTACTCGGTGCTATGCATGGACGAAGGGAACGGACGCCACAACGCAAAGGTGGGGAAGATCACGGCTAACTCGTTCGAGATCTACACGAAGTACGACAATACGCTGTATAGCGACATCAACTTCACCTTCCTCGTATTCGGAGATAACTACTAACCAACAACCATAACCAACCAAAACCAAAGACTATGAGTATTACAGAGTACTTCGACTTCTCCGTGTTCGGCAAGGGGGAGCTCACGCTTGCTTCTGTCGTTGTGCTGATTTGCTATGTCGGTGTGCTGTTCGCCAGCATCCTTGACACCAATTCAGCCATACGCAGAGATAAGCGCTTCGCACGTGACCAAGCCCGCAAGGCTATTGAGGAGGGGACAGCGCATGGCACGCTGGATGAGGTGGCAAAACGCTTCTCCCCACGACTGAATAGCTGGGGCATCCGTACGCTCCTCGGTAAACTCCTATGGTACTACGCGTTCCTCATCGTGGCAGGCTTCGCTGATATGCTCTTCCTCATCACAGACGTGTGGCAACTCTTCCACCTTGCCGAAGTGCCGTGGGTGTCTGTTGTCCTTGCGCTGGTATTCATCGCCACCGAGGGGCTGAGTATTTGGGAGAACAGCCCGAAGAACGACACGCAGAACGTAGTGAAGAGCTTGCGCAGACTTCGCAGCGCCTACTCTACCCTGCTTGACGATGAGGAGATGAAGAAGCTCCGTAAGGAACTCAACGACCGAGGAGGTAGTGGCTTTTAACTGATACGACTATGAGCAAGTACTTTTCACTCTCCGAGATGACGCACAGCGGTACGGCTGTCCGTCTCGGCATCCCCAACGACCCAACGGACGAGCAAATACAAGACCTCAACCGCCTAATGGAGTACTTAGATACTATCCGTGAGGAGTTCGGTCAGCCAATTATCGTCACCTCGGGCTTCCGCTCTCCACGGCTCAACAGAGCTGTGGGCGGTGCGATGACGAGCCAGCACGTCAAGGGGCAAGCGGCGGACATCCGACCTACCCAAATCACGGACATCGGGCGACTGTTCCGCCTCATCCGCTCGCACGGGGGCTTTGACCAGCTCATTGACGAGCATCCAGTGGGGAGAGCCCCGTGGATACACGTATCAATAGCTCCGACCACACGAGCGCCACGAGGTGAGGTGCTGGAGTATGACGGCAAGAGCTACAAGCGACTTAACTAACACAGCAGGGCGGGCGGTAGAGGGGTGACCGCCTGCCACTGCAACCAACACCCCGACCAAAACATAACTATATGCGACCATTTGGAAGTAAGAGCGAGCAAGGCAAGGCGCTCCAGCTGGTGCAGAGAGGCACGGACAAGCGTATCACCGTGGAGCTGGTCAAACAGCCCTCGGGCGAGGTCTTAGACCCCTCTGAGCTGGAGGAGCTGAGCGTAAAGGTGGCGAGCGAGAGCGAAGCTGGGTGTGTTCCCATCCCGCACGCCATTGAGGATAAGAAGCTGGTGGTGGAGATCACGGCTGACATCTCACGACAGCTGGGCTTAGGCGTGTACACACTCACCGCTACTGGGCGTATACCCGACCCCGCCTACGCTGACGGCTACCACGACTACGAGATAGTAGTAGACCTCTGCAAGGTAACTAAGTACGGTAGCAACGAGACGCCAGTCAAGGTGCAGGCTAACGTGCTGGTGGGGCTGAAGGGCAAGGACGGCAAGAGTGCGTATGAGATAGCAGTCAAGCACGGCTACCAAGGCACAGAGGAGCAGTTCGCCAAGGACATCATACCGAAGTCAAACTACGAACGAGCCAAGGAGCTTCAAGGCTTTCAGGGCACGGAGGTAGATTATCTCGTCAGCCTTCAGGGTGCACCTGGTAAAGACCTTTATCAGGCAGCTGTCGAGCGTGGCTACAGTGGCTCC